CGATCCCGGCCAGCGCGCCGGCAGCCCGCAAGCAAGGAGCCCAGAAGATGGCCAAGCAGCCCACCCGCGTCCCCGGCGCACCCTCCGAAGCCGCCAGCACTCCGATCCCGGCCAGCGCGCCGGCAGCTGGCGAGGAAACCAGCAGCCTGCCGAACTCCATCGACGTCAACCCGCGCGCCATCCGTGGCCCGGTGCTGACGAAGCAGGGCTGGGTCTGCCCGGACGAGGACTGGCAGAAGGCCAACCCCGCCGAGTTCCAGAAGCTGCTGCAGGGCTGAGCCATGTGCGACCCGGTGAGCTTGATCGTGGGCGTGGTGGGCGGGGCTGTGGCGTCCAAGGCGATGGCGCCCAAGAGCGCGCCGGCTGCTGCCACTGCGACCGCGGTTGACCCTGCCGTGGAGCGTGCGCAGGCCGAGGCGGAAGCCGCCCAGAAGGCGAACGCGCGCCTGGCCAATGACCAGCGCCGCCGCCGCGAGCAGGGCTCGCTGGTATCGCGCGGCGCGCCGACCTACACCCTGGGCGACAGCCCGGACGCCGCCAACCCTGGCAGCCCGATCACCGGCCCGAGCGCTGGCCTCACGACCCGCAACACCAGCGCCAAGCGCGCCTCGCTGATGAGCCAGGGCGGCCCGATGGTCGTTGATGGCGGTGGCGGCGGCGGGTTCTCCCGCGGCGGTGGCGGCCGATATTCCGGAGCCATCGTGTGATCGACTCGACCGCAGCACAGCGCATCATCGCGCGCCTCGGCGCCATGAAGTCCGAGCGCGGCCGGCACGAGTCGGTCTGGCGCGCGTGCTTCGACGTCACCTATCCCGAGCGCTCGGACGGATTCAACGGCAGCCAGGTGGACGCCACCAGCGCGCAGAGCAAGAAGGCCGAGCTGCTGGACAGCACCGCGACCGACGCGGCCCGCCTGCTCAGCTCTTCGGTCATGTCCGGCATGACGCCGGCCAATGCCGTGTGGTTCGCCATGGATGTGGGCGACGAAACCGACGACGAACGCCGCTGGCTGGACCACGCCGCCGAGGTCATGTGGGAGGCCATCCACAGCAGCAACTACGACGCGGCCAAGTTCGAGGCCCTGCTTGACTCGGTGTGCGCCGGCTGGATGGTGCTGTACATCGATGAGGACAAGGACAGCGGCCGGCTTAGCTTCCAGCAATGGGCGCTGGGGCAGTGCTACGTGGCCGCCAGCAAGCCGGGCGGGCGCATCGATACCGTGTACCGCTGCTTCAGCCTGACCGCAGAGCAGGCCTATGTAGAGTACGGCGAGGCCTGCAGCGAGAAGATCAAGCAGGACTGCGAGAAGAAGCCCGACACTCCGCACGAGTTCGTGCACGCGATCTATCCGCGCACCAAGCACTCGCCGAATCCGATGCTGGCCAAGAACCTGCCCATTGCCTCGGTGCATGTGGAGGTGAGCACCAAGACCCCGGTGCGCGAGTCGGGCTATCACGAGCAGCCGGTCGTCGTGCCGCGCTGGATGCAGCTGCCGAACTCTCCGTATGCCATCGGCCCGGTGTCGAACGCGCTGCCCACCATCCGCTCGCTGAATGAGCTGCTGCGGCTGGAGGCGGTGGCGCTGGCCCGTGCTGCTGCCGGTGTGTACGTGGCCGAGGACGACGGCGTGCTGAACCCGCGTTCGGTGCGCGTTCGCGGCGGCACAGTGATCGTGGCCAACTCGGTGAACTCCATCAAGGAGCTGCCGACGGGTGCCGACTTCAATGTGACCTTCAGCAAGGCCAACGAGATGCGCGGCGAGATCCGCCGCCTGTTGATGGCCGACCAGCTGCAGCCCAAGGATGGGCCGGCGATGACCGCCACCGAGGTGCATGTGCGCGTGGCGCTGATTCGCCAACTGCTGGGCCCGCTCTATGGCCGCTTCCAGGCCGAGGATCTTGCGCCCACCATCGAGCGCGTTTTCGGGCTGATGTACCGCCGCGGCCGGCCTGAGCTAGGCGGTGCGCCTGGCCCGGTGCTGATCGACGACGCGCCCGACTCGCTGGCCGGTGAGACCTTCCGCGTGCGCTACCAGTCCCCGCTGGCCCGCGCGCAGAAGCTGGAGGATGTGACGGCCATCGAGCGCCTGACCATGCTGGCCGGCACGATGGCCCAGCAGGGCAAGCCTGAGGTGCTGGACCTGATCGACGGCGACGAATCCATGCGCATTGCCGGCGACGGCCTGGGCGCACCGGCCAAGGTGCTGCGCGATGCCAAGAGCCTGGCCGCATTCCGCAAGCAGCGCGCCGAAGCCCAGCAACAAGAGCAGGCGCAAGCGCAGCAGCAACAACTTCAAACCATGGCCGCCGATGCTTCGTTCAAGCAGGCTGCGGCGGCGTAGGAGAACGATATGGTGATGAACGTTTCGGGGCCGCCTTGGGTGGTGAGCATTCCCCCGGTGTCAGGGGCTGGGAATATGGCCTCCGCGGATCTAGCGACCACGGTTGGCATTCCAGGGCAGACCGTACGCCTGTCCGATGGTGACAACAAAGGCGCAATCCTGATGTGGGCCATCCCTGCCGGATCGGCGACCTACGCATGGTGCTGGTGGCTGTGGCCGCAAGCCGCCTACTGATCCACAGACCCGAAAGGACACATCATGGCCGGAATGCCCGTAGAAACCGCTGCCGAGCAGCGCAATGCCCTAGCGCCCACTGCGTTCAGGGACGTATCCACCACTCGCCAGAGCGTGGCCTACCCGGGCGGCGCTCGCTCGGTGATGCTGCAATACAGGCTTCTGCCAGGCGCAACAGCGACGGCGAACCAGATTCTGCGCGTCGCACTCAACGCCTCCAGCGATCTGGACGCGGCCGGGAAACTCTCCACCACAGGCGCCTACATCCTGCTGGCCCAGGGTGATGACCTGACGCTGATCGCGTCGGCATCAGACCCAATCTATCGCGTCGATTTCCAAACCGAGATCGCAGTCGGCACGGAAAAGACGGTGCTGCAACTGCTGGCGGGGGTGTGACCATGAAACAGCTTTCCATCGGCACCAAGACATCCGTGCCCTACAGCAACTATCTCGCGCAAGTGCCGTGCTACCAAGATGGTACGGAGTCGGTGAACCAGGCGCTCGATGTGAGCGGTAAGGGCAACCACCTCGCGCTGTGTAGCGGCCTCACCGAAGGTGCTGCATGGGCAACACCAGGCCAGCTCGCCATCGCCTACAGCACGACCGTGGACGGGGCAGTGAAGCTCGCCGCCGCTGCGGCCAACACACTCGACTTTGATAGTGGCGACCACTTCATTTTTGCCGCTGAAGTGCAGGCCACGCTACCCGCAGCGACATGCCGCATGCTAGCCCAGGGCCAGAGCACCACGCGCTGCGGAGTCCGATTTGCCATGAAAACCTCCGGTGTGGTTTCGCCGTCCATCTGGACGCCAAGCGGGCAGCACACCGGCACCGATAGCCAGTTCGCGCTCGGCGAGGCATCACCGACCGTCTGGAGCCAATACTTCGTCTACCTCGGCGGCAAGGCGCTCGACGGCGCTGGCATCGTGCGCTACGCCCAAGGCCGCAACGGCACACTGGACGCCACCGTCTATCGCACCATCACGGGCGTGGGGGCCATGAACACGAACCGGCTGGATGACCTCTACGTTGGAGGCTACTTCGAGTTTGGAAATGGCAACACCCTCGCGGCCAAGTGGCGCAACATCCACATGATCCGCATCCCGGCGTCGGCGGTGGCGGACCTGCCGTTCTTGCGCGTGGCGCGTCTTGCGTCTCGTCTGGCGCGCTCGCCGAATCTTCCGGTGGCGGCGCAGGAGCTGGGCCTGTGAGCTTCCTCGACGCGCGCTGGCGCAATGGTTATGCGGTCGCCGGAGACGAGACCACCATCTCCAACGGAACGCACGCCGCGGCCATCAATCGCCAGGTCAGGCCAGGCGTGCAGCCGTGCGTGCTGGGCACCGTGGATGGCGACATGGCGTTGCGCTATGACCTGTGGCCGGCTGACAAAGAGGTCGCTGGCACCATCGCCCGCGTGCAAACCGAGTTCACCACGCCGGCCTGGGTGAAGAGCATGGTGACGACGAAGTGGCTTCGTTGGCAGTTCAAGCTGCCGGAGCCGTGGACGCTCGACACCGGAAGCGGCCTGACGCTGGCAATCATCAGCATCCACGATGCGCCCGCTGTAGGCGTTAATCGAGTTGGTGCATTCACCGGCTACGTCGAGAACAATGTGTTTGTCCTGCGTCGTGGTGCGGATGCATTTGGCAGTGGTGGCGCCATCCTTACCCAGTGGCCCATTCGACCCGGGCGATGGGAAGACCTGGTGATGCAGGTAAAGCACGCGCAGGACAACACCGGCTTCATGCGTGTCTGGCGCAATCGCCGCAAGGTTATCGACATCAGCGGATCGCCCATGACATACAGCGACGACCTGGGTCCCTTTCCGAAGTCGGGCGGCCTGTATTACCCGAGTGGCTACCCGGCCATGGTCCCCAACCGCACTGTCTATGACCGCGGTATGTGCGTCAGCGATGACGCGCACACCTTCAACAGCTTCATGGCAGCTTGCGGCGAGGCGGCGCTGGTTGAGCTGCCCTCGGTGGCGGCGCTTTCGGCTGGCGTTGCCTGATTCCCATCCCCTGCCGGTGCACAGCCCACTTCGGTGGGCTTTTTCACGCCCACCCGCGACGGGATTCCGACCACCCCCCGGCCGGACATTGCACCCCATGCAAGCCGCCCCCGCGCAGTACGTCCACACCTTCGACCTGACCAACGACGGCCGGGCCGTGCTGGACGATCTGGTGCGGCTGTTCGGCGGCCCGCCCTTTGCGCCGGGCCAGCCCGATCAGACGGCCTACAACTGCGGCGCCCGCGCCGTGATCGAACACATCCACGCGATGCTGGCTCAGGCCGAGCGGCCGCGCCCCTGACACCCCGGGCGCGCATCGCTGCACGGCCCGGCGCGCGCTCTTGTGACCTGGCCCGCACAAGGAACACGCAATGTATGTTCGACGCACCTACCGAGATGAAGCCGGGCCTGATGGCTCGCTTCCTGGCGGCGCTCCACCGGCTGCTGCACCCGCGCCCGCCACGCCCGCTCCTGATGCAGGCGCTCCTACTCCAAGTCCCGCGCCTGCGGTCAGTGCACCAGCTGCACCAGCTCCGCAGCCTGGCAGCCTCATGGCTCGAGGCGCCGCAGATGCGCCTGCTGGATCAGCACCTGCAGCAGCGCCTGCAGCAACTGGCCCTGGAGGCGATGAGCCACCCGCAGCAATCCCGGAAAAGTACCTCGTCAAGAACGAGGACGGCACGACGAATTGGGAAGCATCGGCGCTGAAGCAGGCCCAGGGCTACCAGCACCTGTCCCAGAAGCTCGGCACCGACGCGCCGCCCAAGTCGCCCGAGGACTACGCGCCCGAGCTTCCCGAGGGCATCACGCTGGATGCACTCAAGACCGACCCGATGTTTGCCGGCTTCCTGAAGGGCGCGCACGCCAAGGGCATGAGTAACGCCCAGGTGTCGTATGCCATCGCCGAGTTCCAGCAGCGCATGACGCTGGCCGAGCAGATGTGCAACAGCCCCGAGGTGGGCGAGGCCGAGCTGCGCAAGGTGTGGCCGACCGACCAGCAGCTGCAGCAAGGGCTGGGCCAGTCCTTCCGCGCGGCCAAGGCCTTCAGCGCTGACGAAGCGCACATGCAGCGCCTCGATGCCAAGTTCGGCAACGACCCGGACTACATCCGCCTGATGGCGCGCATCGGCGGCGAGCTGGGCGAGGACACGCCGCCCGGTGGCATCACACCGGTGGAGAGCGAGACGCGCGCGCAGCTGATGGCGAGCCCGGCCTACCTCGATGCCAAGCACCCGGACCACGCCACGGTGACCGCCAAGGTGAAGGCGCTCTATGCCAAGGAGTACCCGTCCTGATCGCAGACGGGATTCCGACCGGGCGGGAGCGCGACATTGCGCGCAGACCCGCCCGGCATGGCAGCCGGATACCGGGTGAACAGCCCGGCAGCGCGATCAACGCCAAACGCAGTTGCTGAACAGCGGCCCGCAAGGACACCCGCGACACAGGCGAGACAGAACCTAACGAGGTCTCACCATGTCCAGCTCTCCGACTATCACCACTGCATTCAAGCAGCAGTTCCACGACACCTACATCCAGGCGCTGCAGCAGAAGGATTCCCGCTTCCAGGCCGCGATCACCGACCGCGGCATGATCGACGGCAGTTCCTTCACGACCAACAACATCGGTCTGGTCGAAGCCCGCGAAGTCACGGGCCGCTACCAGGATAAGACGGCCCAAGAGGTGGCGCACGAAACGCGCATCGCCTACATGGCCGACTACGACATCGGCCCCATCGTGGTCGACGCCTTCGACCTGGCCAAGCTGGTCGCCGATCCGACGTACAAGTACAAGGATCTGCTGCTGGCCGCTGCCAATCGCCGCAAGGACAAGACCATCTATCGCGCGCTGCTCGACGGCTCGCTGACCCGCACCAGCGAGGGCGGCAGCGTCACCAGCACCGCGATCCCTTCGGGCCAGCAGATCGCAGCCGGTGGTACGGGCTTCACCAAGGCCAAGATCATCCAGGCCAAGTCGCTTTTCCGCATCAACGAAGCGGACGAGTTCAACGACGAACAGCTGTACATGGCCTATGACGGCGTGATGCTGCGCCAGCTGCTGGCCGATACCACGCTGACCAGCGCCGACTTCATGGCCGTGAAGATGCTGCAGGAAGGCAAGCTGGCCGACCGCTGGTGCGGCTTCAACTGGCTGCCCTACAACGCGCTGGACGTTCCCGCGGCCAACACCTCGCGCTCGGTGGCCTGGGCCAAGAGCTGCCTGCAGTTCGGTACTGGCATCAACGTCAAGACCGACATCAGCGAGAACAAGAACAAGCGCGGCCATCCCAACGAGGTCTACGGCTGGATGTCGTTCGGCGCCACGCGCCAGGACGAAAAGAAGGTCGTGCAGATCGACTTCGCCAACAACGTCTAAGCCATCGGCTGACACCAACCCAAGGAGAAAACCATGGCTGAATTTGACTCCCGCCAGATCACGGCACTTGCCGGAACGCCGAAGGTCAAGGCGAACCCCTACGACCACGGCCGCATCAACTGCCTGATCGCCACCACGCCGGCCGCGGCTGCCTGGGCGCAGAACGACACCTTCGAGATCGGCACGATTCCGAAGGGCGCGCGCATCCTGCGCTCGGGCAAGCTCTGGCACGGCGCCTTCGGTGCTTCCGTCACCATGACCATCGGCCTGCGCGATGCGGCCACTGGCACGGTGATCGACGCGGCTGGCCTGCTGGCCTCGGCTTCGGTCGCCACTGCTGGCCTGGTGAAGAACATCGACACCGGCACGCTGCTGAACCAGGCGAACGGCTATGTGACGACGGCCGACCTGGTGGTGTACGCCACGCTGGCCGGCGCTGATCCGACCGACAACATCCAGGCCGAATTCGAGATCAATTACCTGGTCCCGAACAGCTGATGCCCGCATGGCTGGCCAACCCCGGCCGGCAGACCCAAGAGGGGGCCGCGTGCCCCCTCTTTTCGTTGGAGCCTGAGCAATGGCGAAGATGTATGCAAGCAGCGCCGAGAAGGTGCGCATCTGGAGGGAAAACAACCCAGAGGCCCATAGGGCGCACATTGCCAGTCGTGACAAGGACGCTTTGCGAGCCGCTCAAAAAAGATGGAGGGATAAGAATGTCCAAAGAGAGCGAGCGCGCGCATCTCAATGGGCCAAGGCAAACCCGGAAGCTGTCGCGCTGTCTGCATCCAGGAGAAGGGCGCAGCACAGGCTCGCCACTCCCGCATGGGCAGACAACCTATTGATGCGCGACATCTACAAGTTGGCATCCATCTATCGGGAATATTGCTTTCCGGTTGAGGTCGACCACATCGTGCCGCTCAAAAGCAGCACCGTGTGCGGACTTCACACCCAGGCAAATCTTCAGATCCTTCCATCCGTGGACAACAGCAGGAAGGGCAACCATTGGTGGCCTGACATGCCGGAGACGCATACATGAGCACTACTCCCGTATCAATTTGCTCAAACGCCCTGCTGATGTTGGGCGACAACCCGATTGCGGATTTCAACGAGGACACCGACAAGGCGCGGCTGGCCTCCAACCTGTGGGACACGGCGCGCGATTACGTGCTGCGCCGGCACCCCTGGAACTGCGCCATCAAGCGCGTGATTCTGAGCCCGGACGCCACAGCGCCGGCCTTCGACTTCAGTGCGCAGTTCCAGCTGCCCAGCGACTGGCTGCGCACGCTGTCCATCGGCGAAGAGGGCGAGCGGCCGCGCTACCGCATCGAGGGGCGCAAGGTGCTGATGGACGAGAACGCCTGCAAGCTGCGCTACATCTTCCGCAACGACAACCCGGCCACCTGGGACGCCATGCTGGTCTGGTGCATGACGCGGGTGATGCGCTCGCTGTTCGCCTACCCGATCACGCAGAGCACCAGCCTGGAACAGCTGATCGAGCAGGAACTGGTGCAGCTGCTGCGCGAGTCGCGCGCGGTGGATGGCCAAGAGGACGAGCCCGAGGCCTTCGACGAATCGCCGCTGATCGCGGCGCGCTCCATCGGCAGCAGCGGCTATTCGCCGTACCGCGGGGGCTGACAGCATGCCGCGCGTCACCCTTGCCCAGACGGCCTTCACGGGCGGCGAGCTGTCGCCGCGCGTGCTGGGCCGCACCGACATGGACCGCTACCAGTTCGGCCTGAAGAAGTGCCGCAACGCGCACCCGGTCATCCACGGCGGCTTCAAGCGGCGCGCCGGCACGCTGCACGCGGCCACGGCCACCACCAGCGCGGCCAGTGGCTCCATCCTCGTGCCCTTCGTGCAGGGCCGCAATCAGTCCTGGATGATCGAATTCGGCGACCTGACGGCCAAGGTCTACAACGCCGACGGCACGTTCTCGGGCGTGACGCTGGCCACTCCGTACACTGGCGCCACGCTGTCGCTGCTGGACTGGGCGCAGAGCGACAGCACTCTGTGGCTGTTCCACCCGACCGTGCCGACCCAGCGCCTGCAGCGGCTGGGGTCTGGCACCTGGGTGCTGAGCGCTGCCCCGTTCACGCAGGTGCCGTTCTCCGAAGTGGGGTTCGTGGCAGCAGCCTCGGCCACGCTGTCGGCCGCGACGGTGGGTGTGGGCCGCACGCTGACCGCTGGCGCCGCTACCTTCCTCGCGTCGGATGTGGGCCGCGCCGTCACCTACGACGCGGGCATTGCCGTCATCACCGGCTACACCAGCACGACCGTCGTCACGGTGGAGATCACCCGGGACTTCCCCAGCACCAGCCTGCCGGCCAATGCCTGGACGGTGGACAGCAGCCCGCAGACCACCTGCACGCCCAGCGCCAAGGACCCCGAGGGCGCGGCCATCACGCTCACCCTCGGCGCGGCCGGCTGGCGCGCGGCAGACGTCGGCGCCATCGTGCGCATCAATGGCGGGCTGTGCCGGATCACCGGCTATTCGTCGGGCACGGTGGTCAATGCCGTGATCCTCAAGGAGTTGACCGCGACCGTGGCCGCGCCCGCGCTGTCGTGGAGCCTGGAGCCGCCGATCTGGTCAGCGACCTATGGCTATCCCCGCACCGGCACCATCCACCAGCAGCGCCTCGTGGCGGCCGGCAATACCAAATTCCCGCGCACGGTGTGGGGCTCGGTGCTGGGCGAGCAGCTGAACTTCCAGCTCGGCACTGGCGACAGTGACGCCTTCGCTTTCACCATCGACGGCGACGACGCGACCCCCATCAGTTATGTCAGCGCAGGCCAGGACCTCGTGGCGCTCACCGAGTCGGGCGAATACAGCATGCGCAGCGGCGTGGAGAAGCCCATCACGCCCACCAATGTCCGCATCAAGCCCGAGAGCGGCCACGGCACGGCCCAGGTGCGGCCCGCGCAGGTGAACCGCGAAACCGTGTTCGTGCAGCGCGCCGGGCGCAAGGTGCGCGCCTTCGGCTACCGCTACGACTTCGACGCCTACAACAGCCCCGACATCGCAGCGCTGGCCGAGCACATCACCTATGGCGGCATCACGGCGCTGGCCTACGCCCAGGAGCCCGAGCAAATGCTGTGGGGCGTGCGCGCAGATGGCAAGCTCGTGAGCTGCACCATTGACCGCGACCAGCAGCCCAGCGTGATCGCATGGGCGTTGCACGAAACGGACGGCACGGTGGACAGCCTGGCCATCATCCCGAATGGCGACCGCGAGCAGGCTTGGGTGATCGTGCGCCGCTTCGTGAACGGCGCCTATGTGCGCTACATCGAGCGCCTGGACGACACCTTCGCGCCGCACCTCAACGACCCGAGCATCGTCTACGGCACGACGGTGGACAGCGGCAAGGTGTTCGACAACCCGACCGGCGCCACGACTTTCAGCGTTCCGCACCTGGCGGGCAAGACGGTCGACATCGTGGCCGACGGCTCAAAGATGCCTCGCAAGGTGGTGGCCAATGACGGCACCGTCACCATCGAGCGGCCGGGCAAGCGCGTGCTGATCGGCCTGCCGTTCTCCAGCTACGGCACGCTGCTGACGCCCGAGGTGCAGACCGGCTTCGGCAGCGCCCAAGGCCAACCGGCGCGCACCGGCAAGACCATGATGCGCTTCCTCGACACCATCGGCGCCGTGGTGCAGAACAACGCCGGCAACAAGCAGATCGTGCCGTTCCGTCAGTTCGGCTCTGACGTGCTGGACGCGGCACCCATGCCCTTCACCGGCCTGATCGATATATCCCTGCTGGGCTGGGAGCGCGGCGACTCCGAGGTGACGGTGTACCAGGACGACCCGATGCCCATGCATGTGCTGGCTGTCGTGCGGCAGCACACCATCAACGGGTGACGGCATGCTGACCATCGAGACCGCCAGCGCTGCCGCCATCGAGGAACTGGCCCAGGCCATCGCCCCGGACGATGCGGCCGAGGTGGCGGCGGCCGGCATGCAGAGCGTGCACGAGGCGCTTGCGGGCGCCGATCTGCAGGCTCTGCGCTGGCATGGCCGGCTGGTGTGCCTGTTCGGCGCGCAGCCCTTCCCGGGCCGGGCCGACGTCGGCATCCCCTGGATGCTCTGCACCACAGCGCTGGCCGAGGTGCCCAGGCGAGCGATGGCCCGCATATCGCTGAAGGTGGCCAGCCTCTGGCGCCAGCAGTTCGGGCACCTGACCAACCTGATCCATCACCGCAACGAGCGCGCCATGCGCTACGTGCGCTGGCTGGGCTTCACGATCCTGCCCGAGCCATGCGGGCCGGGCGGCGAGTTCTTCGTTTTCGAGTGGAGGCGCTGATGTGCAACCCCATGATCTTGCTCGCAGCCGGCACCACCATGTCGGTGGTGGGCTCCATCCAGCAAGGCAAGGCAGCGCAGCGCGCGGCCGAGGCCAACGCGGCGCAGATGGAATACCAGGCCCTGGTGGAGCGCGACAACGCCCAGGCCGAGGCCCAGCAGATCCGCCGCGACGGGCAGCGCGCCCGCGGAACCACGATGGCCAGCATTGCCATGTCGGGCGCCACCATCGGCCAGGGCAGCACGCTGGACGTGGAGCGCCAGGTGGTGCAGGACACCGAGACCGACGCCATGATGGCCATTCTCAACGGCGAGCGCCGAGCGCGCGGCCTGAACGATTCGGCCATCAACACCCGCTCCGCTGGGCGTGACGCGCGCCGCGCCGGCTACTTCAACGCGGCCACGACCCTGCTTTCTGCTGGTGCACAGGGAATGATGGCATCGGGCTGGCGCTCTGCCGGCCCTGGCTTCAGCGGCACGCAGGCCCCGGCCCCGGTGGTCTACCGCGACGTCTACTCTGGGAGCTGACATGGCACAAATTCCGATGGGCCGTGGCCGCCAGGTGATGCCCGGCCGCGCGCCGATGCAGCAATCGACCGGCGCCGAGTTCGGCCTGGCCTCTGCGCGGGCGCTGGACAACGCCGGCCAGGCGATGCAGGGTGTGGCCACCAACCTGATGCAGCGCCAGACCAGCCTCGACATCCAGGAGGCCCAGCGCCAGGCGCAGATAGCCGAGGCAGCGCAGCGCCAGCAGGACATGCTGAAGCTGCAGCAGACCGCCGACCAGATGACCGACGCGCACGACGCGCTGACCACCGGCATCCAGAACGGCACGGTGCCCAAGGACCAGGCCGAAAAACTGTGGGGCGAGACGGCCAGCAAGATCGTTTCCGATGCCATCCCAGGCTTCCGCGAGCAGTCGCAAGACCTCGTGCGCCGCAGCCTGGAGGGGCAGGGCCTGCGCCTGGGCAACGGCGTGCGCAAGGCGATGGAGAGCAAGGACCGCGCCGACGTCACGGCCGGCATCACCCAGACGCTCGAGTATCTGCAGCGCCAGTACAAGACCGACCCGGCCAAGGCCGAGCAGCAGGCGATGCAGACGCTGGAGCAGCTGGGCCCGTTCTCCAACTTCAGCCCGGACCAGCGCGCCAAGCTGGGCCAGACGTGGAAGGAAACCACGCAGTACACCACCGGCTTCGAGGCCATCAGCGCCGGCAAGACCGACCGCAAGGCCCTGCAGGCGGCCGAGCAGATCGTGAAGGGTCTGCCAGACCTGGACCCGCAGAAGAAGGCAGCGCTGCTGGATCGCGCCCAGGCCTACCGCCTGCACCTCGACCAACAGGACGAACTGCGCGCCGCGCGCGCCCAGCGCGAGCAAGAGCGCCGGCTGAAGGTGGCCGAGGCCGAGTTCAACACCTTCCAGGCGCTGGCCGACAAGGGCACCGTGCTGGACCCGGCCTACATCGACCGCGCCTTGCAGGCTACCGTGGGCACGCCCTACCAGAATGGCATCGTGGCCCTGGCCAAGCAGGCGAAGGAAACGGGCGGCATTGCGGCCCAGCCGGTGCCGGTGCAGCGACAGCTGCTGACCGAGGTGGATTCCCTGATCGCGCGCCAGGGCCGCACGCCGGAACTCGACAAGCGCCGGCAGCAGATCGAAAAGGTGCTGCAGGGGGCCGAGCAGGACATTCAGCGCGACCCGCTGCGTGCCGGCCTGGAGCGCGGTGTGATCACTGCGCTGCCGCCGCTGAACATGCAGGGCGGGCTGCAGGGCCTGGTGCAGCAGCTGGGCGAGCGGGTGGTGCAGGCTGACCGCGTGCAGACCTGGGCCGGCCGCCCGGTGTCGCCGCTCACCGCCGAGGAATCGCAGGCCGTGGGCCAGCTGCTCAAGAGCCTGCCGACCGACCAGCGCGCCAGCGGCATCGCCATGATCGCCGGCACGATGCCTGCCCACCAGGCACAAGCGCTGGCAGCGCAGATCGACAAGCAGGACCGGCCCCTGGCCATCGCCCTGGCGTTGGGTGCCTCGCGCACGACCTTCGACCGCCCGACCTCCGAGCTGGTGCTGAAGGGCGCGCAGGCGCTCAAGGACAAGACCATCAAGGAGGAGAAAACCCCGGTGGACGGCTGGCAGGGCCGCATCAACGCGGCGACCTCGGCCGTGTTCATGAACCCGCAGCAGGCGGAAATGACCGGCGAGGCGGCGCGCTACATCCTGGCCGGCATGGTGTCCGAGGGCGCCAGCGGCAGCGAGGACGATGTGAAGCGCGCGGTACGCCTGGCGGTGGGCGGCACGCTGGAGGAACGCAACGGCTCGCGCATCGTGCTGCCGGCCGGGGTGGAGCGCCAATCCTTCGACCAGCGCCTGAAGCAATACCCCGAGCAAGAACTGGCCTCGCAGCTGCCCGACGGCAAGGTGTACGTGCGCGGCCAGCCGATCGAGCTGGCGCAGTTCCTGACCACGCTGCCGGGCGCGCAGCTGTCCACGGTGGGCCGCGGCCGGTATGTGGTGAAGGCGGGCGGGTCGCTGGCGGCCAACTCGCGCCAGCAGCCCATCATCATTGAGGTGCCGCATGCTCGATGACCTGTTCCAGGCGCAGAACCTGCGCACCGCGGCCGACTTGGTGGCCCGGCCTGGCCCGGTGCCCAAGCCGCCCGGCCCCAGCTTCTCCCTCTGGTCTGCCATCACTGCCGCGCCGCGAGGTGTCGCCGCCGGCGCCGCGCAGTCGGGCGCCTTCCTCTCCGATGTGCTGGGCGCCTTTGGCCAGGCCGACGCCACCACCTACACGGGCGACCTCCTGGGCAACATGCCAGAGCAGCAGCGCAAGGAGACCGCGCAGGCCCGCCAGCAGCTCACGACACAAGGCCTGGACTTCAACAGCGAGGGCGGCGACCTGCTGCGCGGCGTGGCCCAGGGCTACGGCCCGGACCCGGCCACCGCGCATGTGGCCGAGCGCCTGGTGTTCGACTTCGCGCGCTTCGCCACCAAGGCGGTGGGTTACACCGTGGCCGGGGGCTCCATCGTCGGCCCGGCGCTGACCGGCTTCGATGAAGGCATGCAGGCGGCCAGCGACCTCAAGGCCGCGGGCGTGGACATCAACACCCGCACGGCGGCGGGCGCGGTGATCGGCACGCTGTCGGCTGCGGGCGTGGGCCTGCCGATGGCCGGGCAAACCGCGCTGGGCACGGCCGGGCTGGTCGCCGCTGGCGGTCCGCTGTCGTTCATGGGCCAGCAGGCCGCAGTGCGCAAGATCCTGCAGGATGCCGACTATTCCAAGCTGGCCGAGCAGTACGACCCATTCGACCCGGTGGGCCTGGCGGTTTCCACACTGGTGCCGGCCGCCTTCGGTGTGCACGGCCTGCGCGTGAACAAGGCCGCGGCCGCAGCCAAGGCCGCCGAGGACTTCCGCACCGGCCCGATCCCCAGCAATGAGACGCCGACGGCCGCCGCAGCCCGCGAGGCAGCGCACCCGAGCGAAGAGCATGTGGACGCGGCGCGCACGCTGCTGGCGGTGGAGGAGCGGCAGCGGAGCAATCCCGGCCGGGCTGATGACCCGCAGGCAGTGCAGGCGCACGAAACAGCGCTGGCGCGTGCTGAAGAGCAGCTGGCGGCCGGCGAGCGGGTGAGCGTGGCGGATGTGGCGCCACGGCCTGACCCGATTGCGCGTGGCCCCGTGACTGATCTGCCGGCCTTCAAGGAATGGTTCGGCGCCTCGAAGGTGGTGGATTCGCAGGGGCAGCCGCTGGTGGTGTATCACGGCACTGGCGCATCGTTCGATCAGTTCGATACCGCTCGAATTGGCTCAGCAAACGACCCGGGCAAGTTGGGCCTGGGCTTCTACTTCACGGAACATAGCGGTTGGGCTGACGGGTATGCCGGCAAGAGCGACGGCGCAAACGTGATGCCTGTCTATCTCGCCCTGAAAAACCCGCTTGAGATTGTGACGCGAGGGACGGGCGGCAATGTGTGGGATGCGCTGGAGGCGCTTTCTAAGCGATTTGGGATTGCCGACCCCCCCGCATTCCGAGACAAGGGGATGGCTCCGAACCCGGTTTGGGCAGAGAAGTTCACCGCTGCAGTAAAGGCTGAAGGGCATGATGGCGTGGTGCTCGATTACGCAAGCGGACAGCGCGAGTTCGTCACCTTCGACCCGGGCCAAGTCAAGTCTTCAATCGGTAATTCCGGCCGCTTCGACCCCACCAGCGGCAGCCTTACCGACCACCCTTTCACCGATTGGCAAGCGCACGTGAACGCGGCCATTGCCGACATGCGCACCGAAATGGAGGGCCAGCGAAATGCAGCAGCACCACCCCCACGCCCGGCAGCCGAAGCCACAGCCCAGCCGAAAGCAGCAGATGCGCCGGGCGCTGTCCGAGCAGCAGAACCCGCGCGAGCAGAGCCGGGGCAGGGACCAGGAGCCGCCGACGCACCGGCCCGACTGGTAGACGACGCAGCTGCTTCGCGCGTGGCGCAGATCGCGGTGGATCACCCCGACCTGATGGTGCAGCTCGACGGCATGGAAAAGCCGATGCGCCTGGCCGATGTGCTGGCCGCGGTGAAGGCCGAGGCCGACGACATGAAGCTGGACGGCGACCTGATGCAGGCGGCGGCAGAGTGCGCGCTGATGCAGGGCGCCTAGCCGATGTGTTCCATGAACACCGCCCACATGGCCACAGCGCCGACGCCCACCACCATGCTGCCCATGATGATCCAGTACCACTTCAGGGCGTGCAGCGCGTGCCGCCATGAGCCCGAACCACCCCAGACCATCAGCGGAATGATCAGCGTCATGACGAAGATCGCCAGCGCTGTTTTGGCCGCCGTGTAGAGGTATTCCATGCACCCGAACTGTCGCACACAACTCAGCGCCGCGCGAGTCGCCCAGGGCCGCAGCGCGCTGACCGACGCCCAGGCCGCCGCCATCGACGCCCGAATGTCGGCCACGCTGCGCCGGCTGGCACGCAACGATCCGCAGTGGCAGGGCTACAGCCGCGACCAGCGCATGGTGCTGGCTGCCCAGCAGGCCATGCAGGATCTGCAGGCCGAGGCCGCGCGCAAGATCGCCAACGCCCAGCGCCAGGCCGTCAAGACCGCCGAGACCGAAACCCGCCTGCAGGACACCCAGGCGCGGCGCGGCAAGGGGCGCAGCGACGCCCTGGTGGAGGATATGAACCGCACGCACGCCTACATCGACGGCATCAAGCGCGACAGCACCCGACACCTGTTCGACCTCATCGAGGCTGCCGACAGCACGCAGGGCGCCGGCGTCGGCCGCAAGGCGCTGATGGTGCTCTTCGACGCGCAGAATCCGGTGATGACCCGCGACCTTGCCATGGAGGTGTTCGCTCAGGGCAAGGCCGGCACCGACAACGCCGAGGCGCGCGCAGGCGCTCAGGCCTGGCTGCAGGTAACGGAGGCGCTGCGCCAGCGCTTCAACGCGGCGGGCGGCGATGTGGGCCGGCTGGACTACGGCTACCTGCCCCAGGCGCACGATCAACTGCGCGTGCTCGCCAAGGGGCAAGACGCCTGGGCGCAGAGCGTGCTGCCGCTGCTGGACCGCTCGCGCTACCTGCGCGAGGACGGCAGCCGCATGGCAGACGCCGAGGTGGTGGACATGCTGCGCGGCGTGTGGGAGACCATCAGTAGCGACGGCCAGAACAAGAGCGCGCCGGGCGCATTCAAGGGCGCGGGCGCCAAGGCCAACCGCGGCAGCGAGTCGCGCGAGATCCATTTCAAGGACGGCGAGGCCTATCTGGGCTACCTGCGCGACTTCGGCACCGGCTCGATGTACGACGCCATGATCGGGCACCTGGGCGGCCTGGCGCGCGACATCGGCCTGGTGGAGCGCTACGGCCCGAACCCGAATGCGCAGATGCGGCTGCAGTTCGACCTGGCCCAGCGCGCCGACGGCGGGCCGCAGCGCATCTTCGGCAACCACCCCGAGGCCTACTGGTCGCTCATCAGCGGCGCCACCGGCACGCCCAAGAGCGCGCGCATTGCGATGGTGGCCCAGCACGGCCGCAACATCCAGACCTTCGGCAAGCTGCAGGGCGCGGTGCTTTCCAGCATCACCGACCTGGGCACCTACTTCGTCACCACCGGCTTCAACAAGCTGAGCTATTGGGACGCGCTGCGCAACCTGGCCAGCGCGGGCGGCAAGGAGTCGCGCCAGTTCATGGACGCCCACGGCATGATCGCAGAAACCATGATCAGCGACCTGAACCGCTGGGCTGGCGAGAACGTGGCGCAGACCTGGAGCGGCCGGATTGCGGCGGCCACCATGCGGCTGTCGCTCATGAACTTCTGGACCGACAGCCTGCGCCGCGCCTTCCAGATCACGCACATGGCCGGTGTGGGCCGGCTGGCGAAGACCGACTGGCCGGCGCTGACGCAATACGACCGCTGGCGCCTGGAGTCCAAGGGCATCACGGCCGACGATTGGGCGGTGATCCGCAGCGCCACGCCCGAGCAGCTGCGCGGCCAGGACATGATCACGCCCGACGGCATCTATGCCACCGGCCATGAGCGGGCCGGCGAGATCGTGGCCAAGTACATCGGCATGCTGTCCGACGAATCCGAGGTGGCGGTGCTGAATCCTGACCTGGCCACCCGGGCGATTTCCTCATTCGGTGGCCAGCAGGCCGGCACGCTGAATGGTGAGCTGGCCCGCGCGGTGATGCAGTTCAAGAGCTTCCCCATTGCCATGATGTCGCGCCACTGGCGCCGCATGCTGGAGACGCCGCAGGGCATGGAGGGCGCACCGGTGCTGGCCAACCGCCTGGCCTACGCCGGCGCCATGATGGTAAGCCTGACGACCCTGGGCGCGATCGCCTTCCAGACCAAGCAGCTGGTTACGGGCAAAGACCCGGTGGACATGACGACGCCGAAATTCTGGACCCGCGCGCTGGCGCAGGGCGGTGGCCTGGGCTTCGTCGGCGACATGTTGCTGGCCGACACGACCGAGGACCGCGGCACGCTGGACACGCTGGGCCGGGCGCTGCTGGGCCCCAGCTTCGGCAGCATGGCCGACGTGTGGGAGCTGACCAAGGGCAACGTGGACGAACTCATCAAGGGAAAGGACACGCACGCAGGCGCCGAGGCCCTGCGCTTCGCCCGCGGCCACCTGCCGCTGGTGAATCTCTGGTACGCCAAGGCGGCCATGGATCACGCCGGCCTGCAGTCGCTGCAAGAGAACCTGTCGCCGGGCTACATGGCCCGCATGCGCACGAAGGCGCGCAAGGATTGGTCGCAAGATTTCTGGTGGCAGCCGGGCACGAACATGCCCGACCGCGCGCCGAGCTTTGAACAGATTGCGGGGCAATGATGCGACCAGACCAACTTCAAAAGCTGCAGGAACTGAGCGAGCGCCTGGCCGATTCCTTCCTGCTGGAGGCCGACCCGGCAGAGTGGCCTGGAAAAGGCAAGGGGCCCGTAGACCTGACCCAGCAGGAGCGCGGCGACCGCTACTGGTGCAAGAAGAACGCCATGGCCACGGGCGGCGTGTTGCGCTTCACGCTGGACCTGATGGGTAAGCACCAGACCGGCAGCACGCCACCGGCCGAAGAAGACGCCGACATGGATAAGCGCATCAAGGAGGCCGAGCGCCGGGCCGCCGAAGCCACGAAGCGCGTGCTGGGAAAGGCCAAGGCCGCCTTCGACAAGAGGGTGCATGGGAAAGGTTAGTTTCCCCACGTTCTTCGCGCTGTGGGCCGAGGAACAGCGCTGGGACGTGCCCGACATCCACTGGCGCGCGGTGCACTGGCTTGAGAACCGCGAGCGCCTGGCGGTGCTGCGCTGCTTTCGCGGCTTCGGCAAGTCCACGCTGCTGGCCGTCTACAACGCCTGGCGCTACTACGACGACCCGACCTACCGCATCCTGCACCAGGGCGACCAGGACAAGACCGCGCACAAGACCAGCCGGGACACGAAGGCGGTGCTGGCGCGTCACCCTCTCACCCGCGACACCTTTGCCAACGGCATGCGTGGTGAGGCCTCTTTCTGGTGGGCGCCGGGCTCTGTGGACGAACGCAATCCGTCCATGCAGGCGGCCGGCATCACCAGCAACATCACTAGTTCGCGCTGCGACGAAGCGCAGAACGATGACGTGGAGGTGCCCAAGAACATCACCAACCCGGAGAACCGGGAAAAGATGCGCTACCGCCTGGGCGAGCAGGTGCACTGCATGGTGCCGGGCGCGCGGCAGCTGTTCATCGGAACGCCGCACACGCACGACTCCCTCTACGACGAAATGGAAGCCATGGGTGCTGACTGCCTGACCATTCGCATGTTCGCCCGAGAGCACCGCATTAAGAAGGCGACCAAGCGCGAATACGCGCTGCCATTCGTGCCCGAGTTCGTGCTGTCCGGCATCGGCAAGGGGGCCCGCGCGCTGAAGCCAGGCAAGGACTACACCATGCGCGGCCGCACCCTGGTGCTGGCCAGCGCCACGGGCGCGCTGATCGACTGCTACAGCGGCAGCAGCTGGCCCGAGCGCTTCACGCTGGAGGAGATGGAAAGCCGGCGCCAGCGCACGCGCACCATCAACGAGTGGGACAGCCAGTATCAGCTGCACAGCAAGCCAACCCACGATGTGCGCCTGAACCCTGACCGCATGGTGCCCTACGAGGTAGAGCCGGTCTGGAAGACGGCCAACGGGCAGGCCGTGATGCTGCTGGGCGGCGTGCGCATCGTGGCGGCCAGCTGCCGGTGGGACCCATCCAGCGGAAAGCTCAAGTCCAATGTGTCGGCCGTGGCCGTGGTACTGCAGGACGAGAGCGGCCGGCGCTACCTGCACCGCATCGTGCGCCTGACTGGCGATGTGGCCGAGTTCGACGCCGACGGCAAGACCATCATCGGCGGCCAGGTGCATCAGCTGGTGGATCTGGTGGAGTCGCTGCGGCTGCCGCGCGTAACCATCGAAACCAACGGCATCGGCAAGTTCTCGCCGGCCATCCTCAAGGGGGCGCTGAAGCAGCGCAAGCTGATCTGCGGCGTGGCCGAAGACATCAGCACCACGAAGAAGAACAAGCGCATCCTGGAAGCCATGGAGCCACTGCTGACCAGCGAGGATCAGCTGTGGGCGCATGTGTCGGTGCTGGACGGCCCTCTGCCGGCGCAGATGCGCGACTGGAACCCGGCCGTGCAGGAGCAGCCCGACGACTACCTGGACGCCGCAGCCGGCGCGGTATCCGAAACCCCCGAGCGCATCATGCGCGTCGTCGCTCCCGCTGACGGGATTCCGACCGGCACCCCGGCAGACAGTTGGCGCCCATCAAGTGGCGTGCACGAGATCGAACTAGAAACCGGGTTCATTGACTGAGAGGTGCGCGCCCTCACAGCGAGGCGCGCATGTCCGTCACAGCACAAACCCCCGTCAACAGCTACACGGCCAACGGCGCCACCACCGAATTCCCGTTCGCGTTCACGATCCTGGACAGCGCCGACCTCAAGGTCAAGGTGGCGGGGATCTTCAAGACCGAGGGCACCGACTACACGGTAACGGGTGTCGGCAACCCGAGCGGCGGAAGCATCATCTTCACGATGCCCCCGGACAACGGCCTGACCGTGCAGGCCTACCGCTCCACCCGCATCCTGCGCGAGACTGACTACCAGGAGAACGGAGACCTCCCGGCCAGCACCGTCAATCTGGACTTCGACCGCCTCTGGTACGCCCTGCAAGAGCTGCTGGCCGGCCTGTTCGGCGATGCGCCGACGCCGGGCGATGCCACCGACTTGCTGGCCCGGCTGATCAACCAGGCGAGCGCGCTGGATGGCGCCGGCATCGTGGGCTACAACCCCGCGCTTTCCTATGCCGCTGGCACCGTCGGCGCCGCGCTGCGCGCCACGGCTGGCGGCCCGGGCTTCATCCGCCTGAAGGCCGACGCCGGGTGTGTGGGCGACGGCGTGGCCGACGACACGACCGCCATCCGCGCGGCCATCGCTACCGCTGCAGAGGGCGCCACCCTGGTGTGCGATGGCCTGTTCCGCATCACCGACACCCTGGTGGTGAACAAGCGGGTCAGCTTCCACTGCTTCGGCGCCGATGCGGGTATCTTGGTGGAGGTGGGCACAGCCAAGGATGGCATCGTGTTCTACGGCACGAACCCCGTCTACCTGAACGGCTTGAACGGCCTATCGATCCAGCTGAACGTCTACGGCCGGGCCAACGCCTGCCGCGATGCGGTGGTGATGAAGCGCGTCGACCGCTCGCGCATCTTCCTCAACATCCGCGCGGGCGCGACCGACTACGGCCTGCGCATCCGCGGCTGCCTGATCAACAACTGGCACATCGAGAGCACGACCAACTATGCGCCGCCGATCAGTTCGTGGGGCACGCAGTACCACCACATGGTCGTCGAAAACTTCGGCGTGCCGCTGGTCGCCAAAGGCACGTGCTCGATCAGCAACGCGACGCCCGCGGTGTGCACCTTCACCAGCCACGGGCTGTCGGCAAACGACTGCGTGGTGTTCAACGGCACCGTGCCCAGCGGTGTGGTGGAGGGCAAGCCGTACTACGTGCTTTCCACCAGCCTGACCGCCAACACCTTCAAGTTCAGCGCCACCCTGGGCGGCACCGCGGTGAACACCACCAGCAGCGCCTCGCCCACGCTCAGCACGGCCTCGCCCGTGGCCACCAACACCAACCGCTTCTGGCTGAACCTGGAAGGCTGCCACGACGGCTACCTGCAGACGGCCATGCCGGGGGAAGGGCAGAACACCATCGCTGGCGAGATCGAGGGCCTGGCCGGCAATCCGTTGTACGTCGAAGAGTGCAAGGCCTTCCACTTCGGCGACGTGAAGATGGAGGCGAACGCGGGCAACTGCTTCATCCGCGGCGCCGAGTCGCTGCAGGTGGGCCCCGCGGTGCTCAACTACCCATCGGGCCCGGCCCTGCTGCAGCTGCGCAACTGCAAGGGCTACACCATCGACGGCTACTACGGTTCGCTGGACATCGACAACAGCAACCAGGGCGGCCGGATCGGCAATGTGGCCTCGCCGAACATCAGCAGCAACATCATTGCCGACCGATCGGCCGAGCAGAGCGCGCCCATCAGCAACGCGCTGGACACGACGGTGTTTGCGGGCGGTCCGGGTGCTTCGTCGATGGTGAACCTGTTCAGCAATCCGTACCTGGATCTGTGGGCGCAGTCGGGCAGCGGCGCACCGCCGATTGGCACGACGTCGCCGTCGGTGCTCGTGAACCGCGTCACCAGCCCGGTCTATCCGGGCAACCCGAATATCTACAGCTGCCGCGTCACGACCGACTCGGCCACCATCAATTCCGGCCTGGTGTTGGCACCCTCGTTCAACCCGATCCAGAACGACAACTACATCAGCGTGCTGGTGCCGGTCTATGTGGCCACAGGTCAGCCCGGCGTCTCGGTGTACTTGCACGATGGCGTGAACTACCACCTGATCTTCGCCGACACCACGACGAAGGATCAGTGGATGGAAGTGCGCGGGACCATCAAGCACATTGCGGGCAACAACTTCAAGATCTACATCGCCACCTGGAACGGCTCCGGCTATCCGTCAGGTGCACAGTTCTACGTCGGCGGCTGCAGCATGGTCTACGGCGCGGTGCCGCCCAAGACCATCGACGACAGCGGCCGGCGCCGGGCCAACATCATCAGCGTGACGACCTACGCGCCCGACTTCGTGGGCCAGATCGCCAAGACGGGAGCCGGCGACCTCTATATGGCCAAGGACACCTCGGCCAACACCGACTGGCTGAAGATCTCGCCGTGATGCCATGCGCGCCGCCCTGGTCCTGGCCCTGCTGATAACCGCCTGCGGTGGGGGCGGCTCGCCTTCGGCCAGCAGCACCAGCACCGGACCGGCGCTGTTCGGCTGGTGGGGTCTGGGCAACGGCTTCAACAACCATTTGCAGGACGGCGCGCCGGGCAACCTGGCACCCGTTCAGGGCCGCGACGTTGCCGAGACGGTGGCTCTCGTGGACGAGGCGCAGGCGATGGGCTACAAGCCCGTCGTGATGCTCTGGGCGATGCTCTGGCAAGGCCAGCCCACCCTGCGGCCCGACTGGCGCGAGCAGCTGCAGGCCCTGCGCGCGGCGGTGGATGGCAAGGTCGTTGGGTTCTATGTGGATGATGAGCCCGGCCTGAATCACCACGCCTACGAGGATGTGGCTGCCGTCGCCGCGGCGCTGCCGGCCGACAAGCTGGTGATGCTGTCGCTGAGCAGGCCCGAGGTCGATGCAGGCATGCCAGTGCCGGCCGCGGTCAACCTTCTGGGCGTCAACCTCTACAGCGGCCACGGCGACACGCCGGACAACGCGTGGTCCCGGCTCTCCAACCTCGCCGCGTACAGGCGCCGCATGTTCCTCAACCTCGACGCCTGGGCACCGCTCCCGCCTGGTGGCTGCAGCCAGGTAACCGAGGCCAGCCAGCGCGCCAGCGTGGCCATGAGCGAGGCCCTGCTGGCCTGGGCCCGCGGCCGCACCGATGTGCATGCCGTGCTGGCATTTCTATGGCAACGCGACACGCCCGGCCAGGTCTGCGGCGCGAGCGAGCTGCCCATCATCAAGCAGTACCTGGCCGGCGTGGCCGACTCCATCCTGAAAGACCAGTAGACATGCGCCACCTTCTCGCCCTCATCTTAGCCCTGGCCATGTCCAGCCCAGCAGCAGCGGCAGACGCCTCGCGCGGCCCGCTGGACTACCCGCTGAAGCAGTACGGGCTGATGCTCGGAATCGCCATTCTGGGCGGCGTGGTGAGCTGGTACGGCAAGGTGCGCAGCGGCGCAATCCAGGCCGTCTCGGTCATGCAATTCGTCGGCGAGATCTGCACCAGCGCCTTCGCCGGGCTGCTGGCCTTCTGGGTAGCTGAGTGGGCCGGCACCCCGGCCATGCTGCAGGCAGCTCTGGTGGGAATCGCCGGGCACATGGGCACCAAGGCCATCAGCGCCTTGGAGGAATTCGCGCAGCAGCGCCTGAACCAGAAAGGCCAATCATGATCACCCTCTCCGACTACTTCATGGGCCGGCGCGAGCAGTACCCGCTGCAGTGCTCGACCGAGATCGAGCGCAACGCGGTGATGATCGTCGGCCTGGCCAATGCCTTGATGACCCAGGCCGAGACCTACGGCGTGCGCTTCCAGATCAATCCACGCACCGGCAGCTTCGTCAGCAGCGGATGGCGGCCGGCTTCGATCAACGAACAGACGCCCGGCGCGGCCGTGAACTCGAAGCATATGACCGGCCAGGCGGTTGACCTGTACGACCCTGACGGCGAGTTGGACGACTGGCTGATGACCGGGGAAGGCCAGGCGGCGCTGACGGCGATTGGGCTGTGGATGGAAAACCCGGGCTCGACCAAAGGCTGGTGCCATGTGCAGTCCATTCCACCGCGGTCTGGTAAGAGGGTGTTCTATCCATGAGCATCCTCTACCAGGCGCTGATCAGCCTTGCCCTGATCGTCGGCGCGTACCTCTACGGCAGGCATGACGGCAAAGCCCTGGCCGAAGGCGAGTCCGCGGTCGCAGAGCGCGTGGCGGGCACTGCTGCACTGGCTGCGCGCGAATCGGCGGCCAGTGCCATTGCCGCCATCACGGTGCGCCACACCACGATCCAGAATCAACTTGAGAGAGAGGTGCGCAATGTCCCGGTCTATACCTCTGCTGATTGCCGCCTCACTCCTGACAGCGTGCGCCACCTCAATGCCGCCCTTGCCGGCGAGGGACCGCAGCCTGGTGCTGCAGAACTGCCCGCCTCTGGCGCCTCTCGCTGACGACTCGTTCGGCGGCGTGGTGCTGAAGCTCTCCGAGGTGGCCGGGCAGTACCACCGATGCCGGGCGGCTGCTCTGGCTGATCGGTGACGGCCTCTAGATCCTGTCTAACTCCAGCCCCCGCACCGTGGGGAAGAAGCTGCAAAAACGCAGATTTGCGAATTAGACAAATCGCCCGCAAACCCGCGCCAATCCTAGATTGGCGTACTGCCTTCTAAGCAGCAGCGCAATCAGTTTTCTCCTATGAAAAGTGATGTACGCTGTCTAAGTATCGTGGTTTTTGTCTAAGTTTCTCAGCCTGCCCATAGCTCAACTGGATAGAGCAGCGGCCTTCTAAGCCGCAGGTTCCGGGTTCGATTCCTGGTGGGCAGGCCATCACCTCGACGGCTTCACGCGCTTGTGATACTTGCCCTCGACGTAGTGGCGGGTCATGCCTTCTGACTTGTGGCCGAGAAGCTTCTGGGCGGCCTTGATGTCTTCCTCGCCCTCGTCATCAAGCAGCGCATCCACACCGGCCCGGCCGCGCAGATCGTGGATGTTGAGGTCTTCGATGCCTGCTCGCTCGCATAGGCGCTCCCAGCTGCTGCGCAGTCCGCCGTAGGTGTACCCGGTTCCGCGTTCTGACTTCAGGACATGGCCGATCTTGTCCCCGTTCTTTCCGCAGGCCGCGATTGCAGCGCGCAGGGCAGGGGACCACTTCACCAAAAGCTTTGTGCGGCCCTGGCCCTTACCCTGGTCAAACAGTATCCCGGCGGGCGTTACATCCTGCCAGCGCAGCCGTATTACGTCGCCGATTCTCTGGCCGGTGAGCATGGCCAGCTCGATCATCTGCACCAGTGCCCGCCCATTGCGCGGCTGCTTCAGGGCTGCAGACTTCAGCGCCGAAACCTCCGCGTCGGTGACGACACGATGCCGACCAGGCGTCTTCCGGCGCGGCACGTCGTCCACGGGGTTTGCGCCGTCCCGTAGCCCTTCCAGGGCCGCAAATGACAGCACCTGGCGCAGCATGGTTCGGTGCAGGTTATAGGTTCTGGCCTGCTTGGTGAATGCCTTCAGGTATGAGGCGCATAGTGGCGTTGTCACCTGGGCCGGGCGGATCTCGTCAAACTCGCCCGCCATGTGATCTGCGATGCGCTTCTGATCGTCCTTGGTCTTCTCTGCCGACCAGTCGCCCGACTCGACCTTGCTGTCGTACCAGCGAGAGATCACGGCCGGCATCCGATCCTTGACCACATCAGCATCAACGAAGGCGGCCAGCGCCCTGTACATGGCAGGAAGCCCGTCCTTCTCCGCGCACAGGCGCACCCATTTGTTTTCGAGTGTGACCAAGTAGTAGGCGCTGTGCTTGAGGTAGACCCTCGGCGGGAGGCCTGAGTTCTTGCGGATCATGCTGCTGTGCGGAGCTTTCGTTGCGACCTAAGAAGGGGCGTGTCATTGGCGGCTGGTGCTTCCCGGCCAGCGCAGACGGACTCAAAGTGTGCGCGCTCGAGCACGACAGCGCCAGCGACATTGCGGCGGGCCCTGTAGAACCCCTGCTTTCGAAGGGCCTCGAGCTGTGCGGCCGGCTGGATGTAGCCGGTCAGCTCCTTCAGTTCTTCCGGGCTGAGTGTCAGGCTCATGCGCTCATCCTTTCCGAGGCTGGCAATTGATCGTTGGCCGAAACCTGCTTCCACTCGCCATCTGTCAGGCCTCGGTCGTTCAGGTAGACGGCGGTCATCTCGGCATCCTTGTGGCCGAGCAAGGTCTGCACAGTGGCGGCGGCCATGCCCTCGGCGATGTAGGTCCGGGCGCTGAGCGAGCGCACCTCGTGAAGTGATGGCCACTCGTATTGCTTGTAGGCGTCCTTGCCGCAGGCCTGCACGATGAGTTCGCGGAAGCGTGCCGACAGGCTGGACATCTCGATGGGCTTGCCGTTTGCCTTGCGCAGCAGCGTGTCGCCCGGGGCGCCGATGCCGCGGCAGTGCTCGATCACCTCGCCGAGCGTCATGCCGGTGCACTGCAGGCGCAGCGTGAGCGGGATAGCCACGCGGGCGCCGGTCGGCTTGCCGGCCTTCTTTTGCTGCTCGACCCTCAAGCAGCCGTCCACCACATCATCGAAACGCATCTTTGCCAGGTCGGCGCGGCGCTGGCCGGTGGCCAGGGCCAGCAGCAGCATCGCGGGCACCCAGCGCTGCCGGCTGTGCCTGGCGAGGTTGAGCATGGCCTGCCATGTGTCCAGCGTCAGCCGCTTGCGCAGCCCGGGTGCCTTGGGGCGCTTGACGTGGGCGGCCGGGCTGGACTCGGCGGCGCCGTTGGCTATGGCCTCCACGTAGCAGTCCCTTAACTCACCCAGCACGCGGACGGCGGTGTGCGGGCTCCACTGCTTGAGCGCGGTGGAGATGTCGACCGGGCGCACCGCGCGCAGCGGCATCGAGCCCCAGGCTGACTCTATGTGGTTGATCGACGTGGTGCGGTTCTTCAATGTCTGCGCGTGGTAGCCGCGCTGGCCGATGATCGTGCGGTAGGTCGCCAGCCACTCGGCCATGGTCGGGCCGTTGACCGGCGCCGGGTCGTTGGCGGCCGGCTTCGAGACGGGCTCTCCTGCGGGCAGTTGCATCACGGCGAGCTGCTGCAGGGCCTGCTTCAGGAGCTTCTTGATCTTGCGTTTTTTCATGGGTGTGTGGTTGTTCTGTTCTGTCGGCAGAGGTATGGGAAACCTCAGAACGGCGCCGGCCCGGCAGCGTCGGAGTCCTTGCGAAGCCCGCACTTTCCGCAGATGAACTCGCCCCGTCGCAGCGCTTCCACCTCGGCCTGCAAGCGACGAAGCACGGTTAACGCCTCTTCCAGGTTCACACGGGCGCCCGAGTCCTCGTGCCAAATCAGGTCTAGTGCTGCGGCCAGCCGTTCGGCGTCCGGGGTTTTCTTGAGGGTCATTGCGTTCTCCGTCGGCAGGGGATGGGATCAGGCGTCGGCTTCGGTTTCCAACTCGGCCTTGACGCGGACAAGCGCGTCCATCAGCCAAGCCAGGTCGGTCGCGTCAAATTCAATGCCGTGGCCGTGGCGCTCGAACTCAATCACTGAGCCCTCCAGGCGCACGGCTGACTCGACGCCGCTGTCGTCGGAGTAGCGCTTCTCGAAAGCGAGCTTGGTTGCTCTCATCGTGTCGTCCTTGGCTGGGTTCGTGGGCTTGGGTCAGCGAGCGTCGCGCGAGATGCGAACCTCATTCCGGCAAGCCGCGTCCACACGGTTCGGCCGAAAGAGGGCGTAGACCATCTCTACGCTAGAGAGTCCGCCGTGAGGCTGGCAGTCGGCTTTCGCCTGCTCGTACTGGGCCGGCGTTGCAGGCGCTCTTTGGGAGTCGCAGCCGGCAAGCAGCGAGATGACCAGCAGGATGGAGATGCGAAGTGGGTTCATGTCGATGTCCGGCAATGAAGTATTGGATTCAGGCCAGCTGGGGGTCGGCGAACGTCACCGGCACCACGCGTGCGCGGAAGCCCTGGGCGTCGATCAGTTCGCGCTTGTGCGCGACGGCGAACCGGCGCTGCGAGTTGGGCCAGACGGCGGGCAAGATGCCAATACCAGCACAAGCCAGGAACTCGCTGCCGTCGTCGCGCTTGATGGCAACGGCCCAGCCGCGGCGCACATGACCGAGGCGACGCGGGCAGTCAGCCGCGTGGCCGCCGCGCAGGTCGCGCTCGCAGATGCCGCATTCGATGCTCATGGCTGTCCTTTCAAGGTGCGACCGGCAAGGCTAGGAGCGCCACCGTGGGACGCCTGAAGATCAGCGCCGCACCACGGGCAGAAGTTGAAGATCAAGCCCTTCTGGTGCGTGCTGGTCTTGGCGCCGAACATCGTGCGAGAAGGCTTGCCGGTCTTGATGTTGGTCAGTGCCCAGGAAAAGATGCCGGTGCGCTTGGTACTCGGCCGCGGCGGAGAGCCGTATTCGGTCGCGTTTGCCAGCGTCTTGCACGGCCTGACGTGCAGACCCTCGACGGTGCATTTGTCGGTCATGGCGTTGTGCCCTGTGAGGGGATTGAATTTCCGGTGGCCTTGGCGATGGCGGAATTCATCAGCCGAAAGGCCTCGTCACACAGGTCGATTCGTTCCCGGAAGCTGATGGCGTGATCCTTCTCGCGCTGATCCCACTCGGCGAGTTTCTGGCACGCCTCCAGCAGCTCAGGAGCGGCGGCGATCAGGCGGGCGTTGGCAAGGGCCTCGCCGGCTATGGGGCGTGCGTAGGCCAGCGCGACTAGGGTGCCCTTAGCATTCACAACCGCGATGTCGCCGTTGTGGCAGCAGCGGGCAGCCTCAGGTTTAACCAAGAGCGGCCCCAACGTGTGCGGTGCGGCGCTCATGACTGGCTCCCTTGTACCGGTACATGGGAACGTTCGCGGGCAAGACTCCGCTCGACAATTTCCTGCTCGGTTGTCGGCCACAGACCGACGCGGCGCATCCGTGCTTCGATCTCTCGCTCGTTTGCAGTCTCGGCAACCCATTGCCCGTAGAACCATATCGACGCGAGGATTTCGCAGATGGCGCGTTCATCCTGTACTGCGGCACATGGGACGGCATGCACCGTGGGCACAGGGGCGTCAGGAAACAACTCCTTCCATCGCTCGATCATGTGGTCAAGCCCGCCAGTGCATGCCGCCTGGATAACGTTGCGCAGGCGGTTGATTTCAACTGCGTGGTCTGGGATGTCAGGGACCGAGCAGGGTCCGCCCATCCAGTCCTTGTCGCCACACTTCACGCAGCGCTCACCAACGTCATCCCAGCGATGTGCAGGCGCGGGGGATTGGATGCCGGGCTCGTAGACCGGGATGATGCGCAGGGCCGTGTCACGGTAGACGCCCGCGAGCGTCTTGCTGAACTGCCACTTGAACGGGCCTTCGGGGCCAGTGTGCTCGCTCAGGTAGCCGAGAGGCGTCCCCTTGGGCTGGGCCTCGAAAGCCTCAATGGCGGCGCGGTAGCTCTTGGCGTCACCGCCGAGCGCTTCGATGTAGTTCGCAGCGGCCAGGAGTTGGAAAGCGAGGTCGGGTAGCCCATGTACCTCTGCTGCCTTGGGCTGGGGCTGGGCGAGGTGCTGCTGCTCTGCCCATCGCACAGCGGCTTTCCACGCCTCGTAGGCATTGCCTCCGCCGCACGCGCACCACCCCTCCTCGATCTGCTCGTCTGTCAAAGCCACCTCTGCTGGGGATTGGGTTTGTTCGCGGCTCATCCCTCAACCCCCGCAATCTCCTCCTGCGCCGCGGCGAACAGGTCGCCCGCGTCCGGGTGGTCAGCCTCGAATGCCTCCACGCTGCCGTCGATCGCCTCGGGCTTGGGCTCGGGCGCCAGCAACTGGATCTGCGCTTCCTGGCCGATCTTCATGCCCAGGCGGCCCAGGTAGGTCGCGTCCACATCCGAGGTGCTGACCATGAAAGTCAGCTCGCAGCTGCCGCCTTGGAACGGCTCTAGGTGGAACTTCTTGACCGTGCAATCGTGCAGGTCGATCAGGCCTTCGTCGTCGTCGGCAATGCCGTATTCGACGCACAGCCGCCAGCCCTTCAACTCGGGCATCTTGAGCTTGATGCGCTCCAGCGCGGTGGTGCGAAGCAGCGGCGTCACGTCCATGCCTTCCAGCTGCTCCTGGCCCTCGGGCGCGGTGTACAGCGCATGGCGCAGGCCGGGCTGCATCAGGTCAAGGATCGTGTTCGGGCCGGTGATCTTCAGGTGCAGGCTGATGGCCGGCACTTTCTCGTCGCCATGGTTCTCGGTACGGGTATTCAGGCCGGTGATGATGGCGGTGGTTTTATCGGTGATCTGGAACATGGCAGGACTCCTGAAATATCGGGCGGAATAAAACGGGGCTCGGGTTGTGGAAGCGGGCCCGCAGGCCCCTTGCGTCAGACCTTCCAGGCCAAGTCGTACAGCCGCTGCAGCTCGGCGTAGTCCTCGGCGCTCAGCACGCCGCGCGCTTCGTCCAGCACCAGGCCCGCGGTCTCGGCAGAGGTGGCGCCGTCGATGTCGTCGGTGTATTCGTTGAGGGTGCGGGCGGGAGTGGTGTTCTCTGTCTTGGCGGGGGCCTTCAGTGCAGCCACGCGCGCCGCGTAGGCCTCGCGTGCACGCTGAATCGCGGTGGCGTTCGTCAGCTTTTCAGCCAGCGCGCGCGCAGCTGCCATTGATGCCCTGTTGGTCGCAGCATCAATGGCGGCCAGCACGCGCTCAAGGGTGATGCCGCGCAGCACCTGGATGGTGTGCTGGGCCTTCTTGCCCTTGGTCAGGGTAAGCGAAACATTGATGTCGCGCTCGATGTCCGACAGGTGGCTGATGCGGATTCCGCCCACCGACATGCCGCCGTACTTCACGGCCTCATCGTTGAACAGGGTCATGGACTTGCCGACCCACTGCCGGCCGTCTTCGCCCCAGGCAAAGATCAGCACTTTTCGCATGGTCTTGCAGGGCTTGTAGGGCCGGCCGGCTTCGCCTTCGTAGTGGACGATGATGGGCTGTTCGTCGCTGCTGCCCACGCGCACATCGGTGACGGTGATGGTCAGATCGCCGCCCAGCAGTTGCTCGGCGTTGAGCTGGTCGGACTTGGGCACGATGGTGCTGCGCAAGTTGGAAACTTCATGCATAGGTGATCTCCATTTCTTCGGGAGAATTGGTCATGTAGGAGGGGAGTGCCAGCAGCTGCATGCCGCGGGCATAGCCCGGCCACACGCCCGACTTCTGGCAGTCGGCATAGGTCTGCACCAGGGCCAGGCACTCTTCGCGGCCGAGAGACATCGCCTCGTCGTTCAGCACGTAGGTCTGGGACACGTGCGGCCATTCGGTCTCGACAGCACCGAACACGAAGGCCAGCACACGCTCACCAGTGCAGCGCTGGTAGCCATCGGAGTAGAAGGCGGCCTGGCGGTAGTAGCCCTTGCGGCCGACTTGCTTGGAAAACTCGCGCTCGCTGGCATCGCTGTATGTCTTGCCGTCGAACAAGATCACGCCGCGGCGGCGGCCGTTCTCGATCACCGGGTGCACCCAATCGGCGCGGAACCGGCACAGCACGCCTGTAGCTTCGTCGATCCAGTAGCCAGACACCTCGGGGTCGCCCAGGCTCAGAAGTTCCGCCATGTCTGGGTTTTCGCGTACCTTTGAACGCAAGCTCTCAGCCTGCAGATAGGCGGCGTCCTTCTGGTCCTGCTGGATGCACTCCAGCCCCGGGTGCGCCTCGCTGAATTCCTTCCAGGCCTTCGTGTTCCGGTTGACGCTCGGGCCCACCGGATAGCGCTTGTCGAACTCGGCAGGCTCCAGCAGCGCGCAGTGCATCAGCGAGCCTTCGAGCTGGCCGCCCTTTGTGACTTCGGCAGGCCGGCGCGGGTCCAGCTTCTTGCCGTAGTAGTGCGCCGGGCTCTTGGCCAGCAGAGACAAGCCGCTGTTGCTCAGCCCCGGGCCCGAGTGGTAGGCCTCGTTTTCCAGGCCGTACACCAAGCCCAGCGGCATTTCGTTTCGCGCGTTCATACGATCCTTTCGATCCAGCCGGCCACGACTTCGATCAGCCCATCCGCGCCGCTGCACAGCACGACGAAGGCCACCAGGGCGGCGTTCTTGATGCGGTCCATCACGACGCACCCCACAGCAGCCGGGCAGCGCAAGCCAGGGACAGCATCACCACCACGGCCCAGGTGAACGTCGGTTCGCGGCGAAGCAGCCGGCGCTCGATGGCCGTCAGCGGGCCCAGGCGGCGCTTCGGTGCCGGCTCGTGCTCGAAGCCGATGCCGGACACAGCGCTGGCGGCCTCGGTTGGCGCGCTGTAGGTGCCATTGCTGTCCGCAATGACGGCGGCCACGTGCAGGCGCTTTTCCAGCATGCGGCGGTCCAGGTCTTCGCGGTCCAGCCGGCCGACGCGCACGGCGTGCTCGCCCATGTCGTCCATCATTTCGGCGCCGGTCTGCTGGTTCCACATGCGAGGGGCGGGGATGGGGTGGTCGGCGCTCATGACTCCACCCCGCTCGCCATATCGCCCGCGTGGTAGTTCGCATGGATGGCCGACACAAAGCCCACCCACACCACAGCCCGGTGCGTGACCTGCTCGCCGCGCGCAGCAGCGGACACGATGCTCAGCAGGTCGCCAAGCGCCAGGTCGCCATGGCTGCCGGCGAAGAGGTCGGAGAACAGATCCACGACGCTCATCTGCTGCGTGCCGCCCAGCTTGTCGGCATAACCCGGCGTGCTCACCAGGGCTTTGCGCAGGTCCGGGGCCGCCAGCGCGTTACGCAGCTCGTTGGCCAGCAGGATGTAGCAGGCCTCTTGCGTGGCCTGGGCCTTCTCGATTCGGTCGGCGGCGCGGTTCTCGGCGCGGCTGACGAGGCAGGGGATGGCGGCGTTCATGCTGCCACCTCATCCGCGACGCGTGCCGGTGACCACACGCCGGTTTCAACCAGGCGCAAGAAGCGCTGAGCAAACCCGTCCCTGGCAGCGTCCCTGGCAGCGGCCCTGGCAGCGTCCCAGGCAGCGTCCCAGGCAGCGGCCCTGGCAGCGGCCCAGGCAGCGGCCCAGGCAGCGGCCCTGGCAGCGGCCCAGGCAGCGGCCAACTCATCATCAGTTGCAGTGCCCTCGGCATGCTGGCGTGCAACCACGAGCGCTTGCAGGCTGCGCTCATCGGTCATCAGGTGCTTGACCGTCTCGGCGCAGTCCACTGCGAAGTGGCGCCACAGCGATGCGTGCTGGGGCTCGGCCCGGCAGCACCACAGCGCGTCGTCGAGGCCGTTGCTTTCCAAGATCACCGAGAACGGCAAGGGCTCGTCGTCGGCCTTGGTCTTGCCCAGGTGCTTGAGCAACTTGGCCCAGCCCTCCGAGCACGGCGAGTGCTCGCGGATGCGGTTCAGGGTCGTGGTGATCGGCCCGGCTTGTGTCTCTGTATGTCCCATCGCTGTCCCCTTGGGGTGGTGTCGATGGGTTGAATACTCACACATGTGTGTGAGACTGTCAACACAAATGTGAGCGGTTGGTGTGAGTGTCCCTAGGTTGAGGCGGAAAAAAGCCCGCTCGTGGCGGGCTCATATGGGGCGTGCTGGCCTACCGCTCGACCACGATAGCCTCAGCGGTGCACGTGATGCTTTCCCAGCAGTTATAGGTGGTGGTCGTGCCACGCGGATGGTCGCACTGCAGGTTTGTGATCCCGTTCGCCCCCAGTTCAAGCGCCCAGTATCTGGCCTGGGAGACTGCATTGGAGCGCGTCGCCGCGTGGTCCCATACCTTGTTCTTGCACGAGATCCCTTCCACCAGGTTCAGCACCCGGAACTTCGTGCCCTGAAGTTGGGCCTGGTTGTAGATCTGGATGGCATCAACCGCCTGCCGCTTCTGAGGCGGAATGGTGTCCATGTCGACGACTGGAACCATGGCTCCACAGCCGGCAAGCAAGATCGCAGATAGGCCGAAAAGCTTGTGATTCTTCAAAGGTCTGCCCATCCTTTCTCAGGAACGCGGAGCACAGCAACGACCTCAAGGTCGTGCGTGTCACTTCGCAGGCTTCGGTAAGCCTCATTGAGGGCATGCGCCACCCATACTCCGGCAGCCGGCCCCTCTCTGTACTGCCTGAAATACAGGCCGCCTTGGCCATCCCGGACGATCACGCCATCACCGAAACGGGGTTCGACATCGCTCCGAAAGTACAGCTCCTCACCCTTGCGAGCCCTTGGCGCCATGGCGTCGTCAGGTGCGATCGCAAGGAAGGAAATGGAAAGCGCGCCTTTTTGGTCTTCGCTCATCAACTGCTCCCAAGTCATTGGAGCGACAGTTTGCAAGCGCGACTCGCTCATTTCATGAGCTACCCCCTCACTCAATGGGGAGGGGTTAGCCTGATGGGTTGCTGGCACACCCTTGGCCAGCCACTCAGGTGATACCCGCAGCACACGCGCCAGGTCCAGCAAGTCGCGCGGCTGTTCTCGTGTTCCCGCTTCCCAGTTTCCGACAGCGCCCGGCGACACGCCTGCAGCGCGCGCAAGTTTGGCCTGGCTTGAAAAGCCCGCAGCGATCCTGGCCGCCTTCAATCGTTCTTGGAATGTACTCACGGCCGTGATTTGCGCATGTTCTTGCTTCACGCTGGTGAGTGCGTTATGCTCACGACCGTGAGTAACGGAGTGCGCTGATATGCAAGCCCTTGAACGTGCAATCGAAGTCGCCGGCAGCGTCGTTGCCTTGGCCTCAGCCATCGGGGTCTCCGAGAGCGCGCCGCATATGTGGCGTAAGCGCGGCAACGTCCCCGCCGAATACTGCCCAGCCATCGAACGCGCCACCAAGGGCGCAGTGCGCTGCGAAGACCTGCGCCCCGATGTGGCGTGGGACGTGCTGCGCGAGCAGGCCGCCTGAATGTCTCCGCAGCTGCAACCAGCAAAGGCACGCGCAAGCGTGGGGAGCAGCTGCATTGCCTCGGCCTGCAAGGGCCGGGGCTTTTCTTTTTCGTTGGTCGGTTCGCATGGTGTTTTTTTTACGCCGCTGAGCCGCACAACGCCACACAACGAAGTTGCGGAGGGTTGAGCAATGCAGCTTGGCATACCCGTTGAAGTGAGCCCGGTCGAGATCTCGCGCGAGTCCAGCCTTGGCGGTGCGATCGGCCTGTGCGCCAAGGCAGCAGGCCTGGAGCCGAAGCAGATCCAGGACAAGCTGAAGTTCGACAAAGCCCAGTGGTCTCGCTGGGAGTCCGGCCAGGAAGGCGTGATGTGGCCAAAGCTGATCACGCTGATGGACCACTGCGGCAACGATGCGCCTCTGCTGTGGATGAACTATGCCCGCGGCTATGACCTGGCCAGCCTACGCAAGCGTGAGACCGAGTTGCAGCGCCAGGTGCGCCTGCTTACCGAGGAAAACCAGGCTTTGCGGCGCGTGATGTTGGGGGCTGCAGCTTGACCCACTCCGACGCCTGGAGCCAGTACGAGGCCCGCAAGGCCGCCTGGCTCGCCCAAAACCAAAACGCTACGCCCGAGCAGATCGAGCGGGCGCTGCAGAAGATCGCGGAAGGGCTGGGAATCTGATGAGCACCGACTGGATCAAGATGCGCTGCGACCTGCGCACCCACCCCAAGGTGGTCCGAATGGCAGGCGCATTGAATGCGGACAAGTTGCGTGTGGTCGGCGGCCTGCATGCCGTCTGGTCCATCTTCGACGCGCACTCAGAGGACGGAATCCTCGATGGCTATACCTTCAAGGCCATCGACATCGAGCTGGGCTGGAAGGGCTTCGCCCAAGCCATGAATGCTGTCGGATGGCTTGATTACGTGGATGGCCAAGGCCTCACAGCCCCCAGATTCGAAGAACACAACGGCCAGACAGCAAAGCGCCGGGCACAAGAAACCGAGCGCAAAAGGTTGGAGAGGGACGCGGAAAAGAACGCTAAGAAAGCCGGACAACTGTCCGCATCCGATGCGGACAAAAGCGTGACCAGAGAAGAGAAGAGAAGAGAAGAAGAAATACAGGAGAGACCGCGCCGCGCTTCGCGGCTGCCTGCCGGCTGGGAGCCTTCGGCGGATCTCGCCCTGTGGGCTCGCCAGGAAAGGCCGGATCTGGACCCCCTCAAGACCCTGGACCGATTCCGCGACTACTGGACCGCCAAGGCCGGGAAGGACGGCACGAAGCTCGACTGGGACGCGACCTACCGCAACTGGGTGAGGGCCGAGAAAGCCCAGCAGCACGGCAGGCCAAACGGCCACAGCGGCGATATCTTCGGGGAGGGCCAGTGATGCGCGGCCACCAGCCCTTGATCGCCATGCGACTGCGCGGTAAGTGCCCAGCCGGCGCCGTGGTCACGGTCGGCACCGATCCGACAAAGGCCTGGGCCGACTGGCCGACATCGAACCCTTGGGCCGTGATCGCCCACCTCGAAATCCCCGAGCGTGACCGCTTGAGCGCGCTGGCAGCCGATCTTCGATGCCTCGTCGGCTTGGTGGTGCAGGTGGTCGGACACGACCAGGACCGCACCTCAGCCGTGGCTCAGATGGCCATGGAAGCCGGCGCAAAGCGCGTGTTCGTCTTCACCCACAACCCCCAAACACACGCGGTGGAAGCCGCGGCGTACATCACCGAGGACATGCAGCAATGGCAGGCCTTCTAAGCCCCGACGAGATTGATTTCAGCGCCCACATGCGGGCAACCGACTGCAAGGCCAAGGTGCGCGCAGCCAGCGCGTTCACCGACGACCTGCTGGAGGCTTTCAGCGAGCGTGGCCGCAGCAAGCGTGCGCCTTCGATGTTCACCAGCAGGCTGGGCCAGAAGCTGCAGTTCCGGCCTGGCGAGGTGACGGTGTGGGCCGGCTACAGCGCGCACCGCAAGAGCACGTTTCTCGGCCAGGTCAAGGCCGAACTGATGCACCAGGGGCAGCGCTGCCTGGCCAACAGCTACGAAATGATGCCGCACCAGACCCTGGCGCGCATGGCCCGGCAGACGACAGGCGGCAACCAGATCGGTCCGACCACGCTGCAGCGCTTCATGGACTGGACCGACGGCCGGCTATGGATCTTCGACCACATGGGCCGTGTGAAGCCGGCGCAACAGCTGGCAGTGCTCCAGTACTTTGCCGACGAACTGGAGGGCCAGCAGGCCTTCATCGACTCGATGCAGTTCGTGTGCGAGTCCGAAGAGAGCATCGACGAGCAGAAGCAGTTCATGACCGACCTGGTGCGCATGGCCATCGAGACCGGCCTTCACATCCATCTGGTCGCGCACTGCCGCAAGCCCACCGGTGGGGATGAGTCCAAGCCGCCGACAAAGCACGACATCCGCGGCACCGCAGCGATCGGCGACCAAGCGGCCAACATCGTCACGGTCTGGTACGACCGGGCCCGCCTGGTCAGGCTGGAGCGCAACCCGAGCGACGAGGCGGAACTTTCCAAACCCGCGGCTCTGGTGACGGTGGAGAAGCAGCGCAATGGCGCATGGGAAGGCCGGCTGGAATTCTGGCAGGACGAGGCCTCCATGCGGTTCATGGACAAGCGGGGGATGCCCGTCGAACCCTGGCCGCTTGACGCGCGCGCGCATTTGGAGCTGCAGCCATGAGCAAGACCCGCAACAGCAACAAGGGCATGCGCCTGCAGCGCTCGATCAAGACCGTGGACGAACTCAAGGCCCGCTGCGATGTCAACGAGTTCACTGACTGCTGGAACTATCGCGGCTCGCAGTTCGACGGCACGCCGCATATCTGGGTGCAGCTGGACAACGGCAAGTGCAGCCAGGTCAAGGGAGGGCGAGCGGCCTACATCATCGCCAACGGTCATGAGCCGGCGCCGGGCCTGCAGGTCTATCGCTACAAGTGCCACAACAAGATGTGCGTGAACCCGGAGCACTGCAAGGCCATGACGAAGGCCCAGATCGGCGCCCTTATCGCCAAGGAAGGCGTGCACAAGGGCAGCCCGAAATACCTCGTGTCCAACCGGATCAAGGCGCTCAAACGTGCCCTGGTGGCTCCTGACTTGGTGCGGGACATCAGGGGCAGCAGCGACAGCGTTTCCGAGTGCTCGAGGCGCACCGGGGTTGCTCACCAAACGGTGAGTGCAATCCGCAAGGGGCAAACCTACCTGGATGCCGCCTTGAATTCCAGCGTCTTCAACTGGAGGCCAGCATGAGCGCCGACAACGACATGCGCGACCAGCCTCCGCAGATGCAGCCGCGTGGCCAGGGCCACATGAGCCTGTTCCTCTGCGGCGAGTGCAACGGAGCAAAGCCGCTGATGGGCCGTCGTCTGCGCTTCGTGCGCAAGGTCGGCATGCGGGTGTACGTGTGCGCCGCTTGCAATGCGGCGATGTTGAAAGCGAGGGCAGCATGATCAGCTTCACCGTCCCCGGCCAGCCCCAGGGCAAGGGCCGCGCCAAGATCGTCAAGATTGGCGGTTTCTCACGCATGGCCACGCCGGCAAAAACCGTGGCCTATGAGGGCCTGGTGGCGCACGCTGCTCAGCACGCCATGAACGGCCGGCCGCTGCTTGAAGGCCCCGTGTCCGTGCTCATGGTCATTCGCTGCCAGATCCCGGCCAGCTGGTCGCAGAAGAAGCAGCGCGAGGCCGGCGATCTCGAATCGTTCATCAGGCCCACCACGAAACCCGACATCGACAACGTGGTCAAGGCCATCTTCGACGGCTGCAACGGCGTTCTGTGGCGCGATGACGTGCAGGTGGTCGACCTCCGGGTGCGCAAGCGCTACGACTTCAACCCTGGCGTGTATGTGGAAGCGATCGAGATCCCCACGCAAGCGGCATCGACTCAGCGAGAACTGCAGGGAGCGTAGCAATGGACTGCACCGACTGCACCACCGCCTCCCAGCGCGATCACCACGGGTTCAAAGCCGGCTGCCCCGGTTGCTGCGCCAGAGCCATCTCGCGCGGCCTGAACTACTTCGAATCCCTCAAGCAGGGCCAGCAGACCCGCCGCTATCGCGCCGAGCTGCAGCAGTTCGGTATGACGCACCAACAGGTTCTGGACGCTGCCAAGGCTGATGTGATGCGGCGGGAGGTGAAGCCTTGAGCGTCACATGCAAGCCCGTCGGGCGCGGCAACTGGTCGCCCCTGGTGCTGACCTACGCCGGCCCGCAGATGGCGCCCTTCGTCGTGCGCGTCGGCGAGCAGTTCAACCTGGCCGGCATCGTCTGGCGTGTTTGCAAGGTGGAAGCGTGAACCAGCCCAACCTCACCCTGACCCGCACGCGCCGCATCGACTGGGCGCGCATCCTCGAAAACCTGCAGAAGGCCGGCATGTCAATGCAGCAGATCGCCGACGCAGTGGAGTGCGGCAAGTCCACGCTGTACGGCTACACCAACGAGGACTTGACCAGCGAGCCGGCCTACTGGGTGGGCCACTGCCTGGTGGCGCTGTGGGCGACGAAGTGCGGCGCCAGGCTGCAGGATGTGCCGATCAAGACCGTGCAGCTGTCGGTCTCGGCGATGCTGAAGGACATGGCCTAGACGGGATTCCGACCCCGACCGAGGGCGACATTGCGGGCACTCAACCCCCGGCCAGCGCGCCGGCAGCCCGCAAGCAAGGAGCCCAGAAGATGGCCAAGCAGCCCACCCGCGTCCCCGGCGCACCCTCCGAAGCCGCCAGCACTCCGATCCCGGCCAGCGCGCCGGCAGCTGG